CTTTGAGATGCTGGTGGGCTTGATCGCGCAGTCGACCGGGCTGATCGCCGATTCGCTTGACATGTTTGCCGATGCGGCTGTGTACGGACTTGCGCTGTACGCAGTCGGACGCGCCGCGGGCATGAAAATCAGAGCCGCCCATTTCGCCGGATGGCTTCAGATGGCGCTGGCACTTGGCGCTTTGGGCGAGGTGCTGCGCAGGGCCGTGTTCGGCAGCGAGCCGCAATCGAGCTTGATGATTGGCGTCGGGCTCATTGCCCTCGTGGCCAACGTGACCTGCCTCGTACTCATCGCCCGCAAGCGGGATCGCGGTGTGCACATGACGGCCAGCTACATCTTCTCGGCCAACGATGTCATCGCCAATCTGGGCGTGGTCGCCGCAGGCTTGTTGGTGGCATGGACCGGCTCACCCTATCCGGACCTTGTCATCGGTAGCATTATCGGCGTGGTCGTACTCAGCGGCGCACGGCGCATCCTGAAGCTGAAGTGAAGGTAAGCGTTCCGGAGCGATTGTCAGCGAGTTTTCAGGCGAACCATTCCAGAACCGCCTCGAAGGCGTTCGGCGTGGTTGGGCTCGGCGCATCAGGCTCGCGGCGCAAACACGCGGATCTGGTCGTCCCAGCCGTTGGGCCAAGGGCGGCGCATCACCTGCTCCAGCACAGCCCCGGGCGTGCTGATCAGTCGCTCGACGACCTCCGGTGCCAACAGAGTCAGCCGCATCACGCGACGCACCTGGGTGACGTCAATGTCTTCGGCCTCGGCGATGTCGGCCACGGACGCCACCCGCTGTTCGTCCAGCAAGCGTTGCCAGTGATACGCCAGACCCAGCGCGCGCATCAACGCGGAGTCCTGCGCAGCCTCGCGGGCCAGACGTTCCTGGTGCGCCTCCTCCGAGAACGCCTGCGGCGCGTCAAGCGGTGTGATGACCTGCTTCTTCAGACCACGGCGCACAAGCGTCCAGGGCAGAAAGGTTTCGATCTGCACGCCGCCAGCGGGCAGCGGCGTCTGATACGTCACGGGCTCGCCTTTGGCCCGGCCGCGATGCTTGAGACTCATGCCTCCTCCTCAAAACTGGCCATGAGCTGGCGCTGGCCCTGCCAGTCGACCATCAGGCGGTTTCGCTGAAACCACATCAGGGTCAGACGGCGCGGCTGCTTGCCCGCCATGAACTGCTCAATGATGTCGGGGGCCAGCAGGGTCAGGCGCAGCAGTTCGTTGACCACCGAATGGTGCAGTTTCTCGGCCCGCGCAATGGCGGACCCGCTCGCCATTGCGCCGGTGTCCAGCAGGTGCTGCCAGTAGAAGGCGCGCGCCAGTCCGTCGATCAGCGTGACGTCGTAGACGTCCCGGTCGTCGCTGGCCACACGTTGGACGCCACGGCGGCGGAACACCAACGGCACGAAGGTTTCCAAAGACTCGTCCATCAGGCCTCGACCTCCAGCATCTCGGCACCGATACTTCGCGGCGCGAATTCCTCGATCAAGGCGTTCCAGCCGATCTCGCGCCACTTCACCTTGATGCCCTGCACTTCGCCGACGTGGACGAGGTCGATGCGCTCGATCATCAGGTTGGCGATGCGGTGACGCTCGACCGGGAACAACTGATCCCACACGTCGTTGAGCCGTCCCATCGCCATTACCGTGGTGGCCTCGTCGATCTGAGCGCCATTGCGCTGGATATGGCGCACCACCGATGCGATGGATTCGGGGCTGGTCAGCACCGTGCGGATCTGAGCCACCACTGCAGCCTCAATCTCCGGCGCAGGTAAGCGCTCGTAGCTTTTGCCCGGTGCCCCGAACCTGCTTTCCGACTTGGACACGTAGTAGTGGTACTTGCGCCCGTTCTTGCGTGAGTAGGTTGGGTACATCCGTTCGCCCGAGGGGGCGTACAGCAGGCCGCGCAGCAAGGCGTCGGTGCGCGACCGGATCTTGGTTTCCACCGACCGTGCGTGCCCATCGCTGGCCAGCACCGCGTGAACCTTGTCCCACAGCTCCCGGCCGATGATCGGCGGGTGAGCGCCGGGGTACCAGTTCCCTTTGTGCGACAACTCCCCCAGGTAGATGCGGTTGCGCAGCAGCTTGTGCAGGTACTTCTTGTCGATGCGCGTACCGCTGCGGGTCTGGCCCTCCTGCGTCGTCCAGGCCTTGGTCGTGATGCCGTCGGCAGTCAGATTGACGGCGATCTGGGTTGGAGAACCAATGGTCAGCATCTCCTCGAAGATGCGACGCACCACTGCCGCCTCGGCCTCGTTGATGACCAACAGGCGGTTGTCGACGTCGTAACCCAGGGGCGGGACGCCACCCATCCACATCCCCTTGCGCTTGGCGGCGGCGATCTTGTCGCGGATGCGCTCGCCGGTGACCTCGCGCTCAAACTGGGCGAAGGACAGCAGGACGTTGAGCATCAACCGGCCCATCGAGGTGGTGGTGTTGAACTGCTGGGTGACCGACACAAAGGACACCCCGTGGCGTTCGAACACTTCGACCATCTTGGAGAAGTCGGCCAAGCTGCGCGTCAGGCGGTCGATCTTGTAGACCACCACGATGTCGATCTGGCCGCGCTCGATATCCGCCATCAGGCGTTTCAGCCCCGGCCGATCCGTGTTGCCGCCAGAGAAGCCGGGGTCGTCGTAGTCGTCGGCCACCGGAATCCACCCCTCGGATCGCTGGCTGGCGACGTAGGCGTGGCCCGCCTCCTTCTGCGCGTCGATGGAGTTGAACTCCTGGTCAAGCCGTTCATCCGAGGACACCCGGCAGTAGACGGCGCAGCGCTTGCGGGCGCGGGTAGCGGCAATCTCGCTCATCGCGCACCTCCCTTGCTCAGGCCAAAGAACAGCGGCCCAGACCAGTGCGCGCCCGTGATGTGACGGGCCACCGCCGTCAGGCTCTTGAAGTTGCGCCCCTGGTACTCAAACAGCCCCTCGGCGGTGACTGTCACCCGGTGTTCGCGCTCGCCCCATTCGCGCAGCAGGATCGTGCCCGGCGCGAAATCGAACTCGCGCGGCTTGGCCCGCAACTTGATCTTGGAGTGTTTCGCGCCGATGGCTTCCAGACGCTGCTTGGTCTCGGGCGCGAGGCCACCAAAGGCCTCCTCCTGTAGCTTGTAGGCGATCCGGGACTCGACGTGGGTGCGGTTGGGGTAGTCCGGGCGGCGCGGGAAATACCGATCCCAGACCGTCCAGAGCTCGGACATTGGCAGGCACGCCAGTTCCGCGATCCGCGCGGCGACGGATGCTTGTTTTTCGTTCATCACAACTTCTCCTCTTGATAGGGGGTTGTATGAACGCGCTGGTCGGGCAGGAAGCCAAGGCCAACTGCTCTCTGTTTTGGCTCATCCGCAGCAAGGGTGCGGATGATGGCGCTTGCGAGGATGGCGGCGATTTCGCCAGCACGGGCGCTGGCGCTCATCTCCGTGGGAGATGCGAGTTCGAGGTTCTTCATGACGGCTCCGAGGAATTGCAACCGTCAGGGATAGTGAGCCTGATCTTCCGAAGCGGATGGCAACGTAGGGTAATCAAGCCCGCCCGCAATGTATTTGTTGCGCGTTAACGAAACGATTGACAGCGCAGCCCTTGACCCTTACCATCCATCGTTAACTAATCACGCAATCAGGTCACAGTCATGCCCTTTGGAGCATTCATCCGCAAGAAGCGCGAAGAGAAAGGCATTCAGATGAATGACTTTGCGCGTCAGCTGGAAATATCACCCGCCTACTGGTCGCGCATCGAGCGCGACATGGAGAAACCGCCCAAGGACGAGCTGATCCGCAAGGCGGCAGAGATCCTCGGTATCAGCGCCGACGATGCCTTCGTTGAGGCCAGTCGTCTGCCTCCCGACATCCGCGATGATGTTGGCAACCTGGTTCGGATGTACCGCCGGAACGTGACGGAGAAAAAGTGAATGGCGGTACTGACTCTCGACTACCGGTGCTGCGACCGGAAGCGCCCCCTGTACATCAAGCACATTGAGGTCGAGCGCATCGCCGCGAACGCGCGCCAGCAACTGGTCGCGGACAGCATCGATGCCGTCTCTTTCGACGAGCTGCGGCAGATCTGCGGCCTGAAGATCAACGGCATCGACTTCGCGCTGGAGGTCAGCACCGACTACGCCGTGCATGACGAGCAAGGCAACCACGTATTCGGCGTCTGTGAATTCGACCCCGCGATGCCCGACGCCGCGATGGTGTCCATCTCGCCCGTGGGGGAAAGTCTCAGCGAACTGCTAGCCCTCAGCACCTTGGCCCACGAACTGGGTCATGCCGTGTTCGACGCCCCCGGCTGGGTTGTCCAGGGCAGTAAGGGCCCCGGGTTGTTCGATGACATCGAACCGACGATGCAACGCGCCTAC